AAGTCAAAGCCCGTTAGCAAGCGTCGTTATGACGCGGCATCGGTCGGGCGTCTGTTCTCAGACTTCAAGCCATTCCAGAAGTCAGCGGATGCAAACATTCGCCATGATCTTCTGACAATTCGCAATCGAGCGCGTGATCTTTCTCGCAACAACGAATACGCAAAGCGTTATCTTCGCTTACTGCGTCAGAACGTCGTGGGCGAACGTGGCGCTACATTGCAAGTTAAGGCACTCGGTTTAGACAACCGTCTGGACGTGGCTGGGAATGACATCGTTGAGACAGCGTTTCGTGATTGGACTCGCAAGCAAAACTGCACAGTGACCGGCACGATGACATTCATTGATTGCCAGAATCTCTTTATCGAGTCCTTGGCGCGCGATGGTGAAGTTCTAATCCGCAAGGTGCGTACTCGTACTGAGCATGGATTCGCCATTCAGTTTCTTGAGCCAGATCATCTTGACGAGAAGAAGAATGAGCGCCTACCCAATGGCAACTTTATTCGCATGGGTGTTGAGTACGATAAGTTCCGTCGCCCGATCGCATATCATCTTCTGACTGAGCATCCTGGCGACATTGAATATGCGTCTGCGACACGTCGCACCGAGCGCGTACCGGCGGACAATATCCTACACATCTATGATCCTGATCGTGCCGAGCAGTCTCGCGGAGTGCCTTGGTTTGCAACTGCGTTGTCTGCGTTGAAGATGCTTCATGGTTACCGCGAAGCTGAGTTGGTTGCTGCGCGTACATCAGCGAGCAAGATGGGTTTCTTTACGTCACCAACTGGCGATGGATTTACTGCTGATGATCTGGAAGATTCGATCGTGCCAATCATGGAAGCAGAGCCAGGAACATTCCATCAGTTGCCGCAAGGAGTCAACTTCACACCTTGGGACCCTGCACACCCAACCACTGCATTTGGCGACTTTGAGAAGTCAGTGCTTCGTGGTATCGCAGCGGGGCTTGGCGTTTCATATCACTCGCTGGCGAACGATCTGACACAAACGAGCTACTCATCAATCCGCCAAGGAGCGATCGAGGATCGTGAGTTTTATAAGCAGATGCAGCGGTTCATGATTGATCACTTCATTATGCCGATCTACGAGGAGTGGCTGAACTCAGCAATGACTTACGGGAAGGTGCAGATCCCGCTTCGTCGGTTTGACAAGTTCTTCAATGCATCAATGTTCCAGCCACGCGGATTCTCATGGATTGATCCGCAGAAGGAGATCAACGCACACGTGACTGCGCTTCAGAATGGTTTGATTTCGATGCAGGATGTTCAGAACAACTATGGACGCGATGTTGATGAGACATTCGCTCAGATCGCTCGTGACAAGCAGTTGGCTGAACAGTATGGATTGAAGATCGCATTTGAACCGTTTGGCGCGAATACCAACGCAGTCGATCCAGATATCACAGGAGAAGACGATGAGTTACAAGCCGACTGAAGGCATGGTTGAGGAAGCTGAACGCGGTCTTGAGTGGCGCAGAGAGTTTGGTCGTGGCGGAACGGAAGTTGGCATCGCTCGTGCTCGTGACATTTCTGGCGGCAAGAATCTTAGCGAAGATACCGTAAAGCGCATGTTTTCATTCTTCAGCCGTCATGAAGTTGATAAGGAGGCTGAAGGCTTCCGTCCTAGCGAAGATGGATATCCATCAAACGGTCGAATTGCTTGGGCTTTATGGGGTGGAGACGCAGGATTCTCTTGGTCACGTCAAATCACAGACCGGCTAAAGGCCGAGGAAGAGCGTATGGAAGAGCGTAACGATGCTGAGATATCTGACGCAGTTGAGAAGAATCTGCGTAAACAGGTTGAAGAGCACAATGAAGATGTCGGCAACGCCGAATCAAAGCGCACCAACTATCGCACATTGGCGGCAGTATTCCGTCGTGGCGTTGGCGCTTATTACACCAATCCAGAGTCTGTTCGTCCTACGGTGAAGTCACCTGAGCAGTGGGCTTATGCGCGCGTATCGTCATATCGCTATGCGCTTCGCAATGGCAAGTTTCGCAGTGGGAAGCATGACACGGATCTATTACCGGCGGGACATCCAATGTCTAGTAAGGAAAGATCAATGGAAGAGATGCGACCATATCCGAATGAGCATGCTGCTCGGATCAATGATCCGGCAAAGTATGATGAGTTCCGTCGTGAGAATGATGCTGGCGGAGCCGGTGTAGACTTTATCTACGGCATCTTTACTGAAAACGAAGAGCGCAAATCAGAGCTTCAGGCTATCCGATTTGACAAGGATCAGTATACAATGGAGCAAGCACGGGCTTGGTTGGATGAAAACAACTTCAGTCCGATTGAATTTGAAGAGGCTACAGGTGAGCGTATGGACAAGCGACATATTGTTTCTATCACAGAGACAGATGACTCGTTCCTGATCGAGCTTGGCAAGAGCGAGATGTATGAGGGCGTCAACCTGATGCCTGAGCAAATCGAAGAAGCGGAAGGTGAAGAAGAAACTTCCGCGATGCCAGAGATGGAAACAGAGCGTCTAATGAAGAGCGAGAAGCTAACTCGCGCACAGAACATGGAAGCCGAAGATGTTGATGATCGGCGTGTGCGGATGTCAATTTCTTCTGAGGCGGCTGTAGAGCGGTCGTTTGGCGATGAAGTTTTAGACCATGGCGAAGGGTCGATTGATTTGTCATTCCTTCGCTCTGGCAATGCGCCACTGCTTTTGGATCATGATCCAGAGAAGCAGATTGGCATTATCGAATCTGTCGAACTCGACGGCTCGGCACGGCGACTCCGTGCGACGGTGCGTTTTGCAACAAATGCACTTGCCGACGAGGTATATACAGATGTCAAAGATGGTATCCGTAAGAATGTATCTATCGGCTATCGGATTGACAAAATGGTTCGTGATGATGATAACCCTACGGTTTATCGCGCAACATCATGGCGACCAATGGAGGCCAGTATTGTTGCCTTGCCAGCCGACGTGACTGTTGGGGTTGGGCGCAGCATTGAATCCACCGAAGAACCTAAAGTTGAAACAGTTTCCATTACGGAGGTACGGACAATGGAACAGCAAAACGAACAGGTCCGCGATGACAATGTTGCGGCCTACAAAGAAGTGAGCGAGATCTTAGATATCGCTGCGAAGCACAACCAACGCGCCTTGGCTGACGAGTGTATCCGTAAGGGATATAGCCTCGCTGAGTTCCGTGGCATGTTGCTTGAGAAGTTGGCGGACAAGCCACTTGAGCTTAACGATGTTGACATGACTCCAAAGGAAGAGCGCAAGTATTCTTTGATGCGCGCTATCCGTGGCGTTGCAACTGGAAAGTTCGATGGTCTTGAGCGTGAAGTATCAGACGAGCTTTCTCGTGTACACGGTAAAGACGCGCGTGGTTTCTATGTACCACACAGCATCTTCAAGCGTGACATCCTGACTTCTTCACCAGCTAACGGATCAAACTTGGTCCCTGAAGATCACCTGGCTGATGAGTTCATCGATGCGCTTCGTGCGAATCTCGTGATCTCTGGATTGGGTGCTCGCATGATGTCTGGACTGAAGGGTGACGTTGCAATCCCTGCATTGAATGCAAAGACTTCTGTCGCATTCGTTGCTGAGAACAACGCTCCATCTGAAGGTGCTCCAACATTCCGTCAGGTAACTATGACTCCTAAGACTTGCGTATCTTATGTAGATATCTCTCGCAAGTTGATGATGCAGTCTGATCCATCAGTTGAGCAGATCTTGCGTCAGGACATGACTCAGCAGTTCGCTTCTAAGATCGACGAAGTTGCGATCGAAGGCGGCGGCGCGAATGAGCCAACAGGTATCCTCGGTACTAACGGCATCGGTTCTGTTGCTATCGGTACTAACGGTGGCGCGATCACTTACGCTTCTCTGGTTGATCTAGAGCGCGAAGTAGCGATCGACAACGCCTTGGCAGGAAACCTAAACTACCTGACCAACCCGAAGGTTGTCGCAGAAATGCGTCAAACTCCACGTCAGACTTCAGGTGTTGAAGGCAACTTCATCCTGAACGATAGCAACACAGTATTGGGCTACAACGTGGCATCAACTACTTTAGTGCCATCTGACTTGACTAAGGGTACTTCATCTGGCGTGTGTTCAGCGGTTGTCTTCGGCAACTTCGCTGACCTCATGATCGGCATGTTCGGCGGATTGGATATCCTCGTTGATCCTTACACTGGTTCTTCAACTGGTGCTACTCGGATCGCGATGTACCAAGACATCGACGTGGCAGTTCGTCACGCAGAGTCGTTCGCGGCAATCCAGGACGTTACTACGACCTGATAAAAAGGAGGGGGGCTTCGGCCCCCTTTTTTTATGTCTGATATTGAAGCTAAATGGCAATCAGATTCACAAACCCTTCCACTTGATTCTCGTCATCGTGACATATATTTGTTGCTGCACAGGCGAAGCAAAGAGCGTATCAACAGATATCCAAACCTTGTTAGCCCAACGACTTACAACGACTACATCAACTGGTGCAAACTGTTCGATCAGCGCGAAGAGGCTATCGTAGCCTGTGACAAAGCCAGATTGCGCGAATACGCATCCACATTCGGATTGCAAGATCATGTATTCAAGCAGCAGTTCGTGACATCTGACCTAGAGTCTATTGACAGAAACCAGATCAAGTATCCGTGCGTCATAAAGTGTAATCACGATTCTGGCTCTGCTAGATTTATCAACAGGCCATCTGAGATAAATGGTGTGGTCGCTCACTTCAAGGACCGTATGCAAAGAAAGTACGGCATCATTGGCGGTGAATGGCAGTACAGCATGATGAAGCCAAAGATTGTCATCGAGCGCAATTACAACCCAACAGGACAGCCTTTGGCTGATTACAAGTTTCACTGCGTGTCTGGCAAGGCGATATTCTGCCAACACATTACTGATCGTGGCGAAAATACCAAGGAGATCAATGTCGATCTAAATGGGCAAGATCTTGGCTTTCTGTTCGACGAGATGTTTAAGAAAAGCAATACATTCGACAAACCAGTTCAATATGATGACATGATCGACATAGCAAATTTGCTATCTTCTCCATTCAAGTATGCTCGAATTGATCTTTACTTGGTCGATAATTCCATATTTATAGGTGAAGTTACTTTACACCCGCGAGGCGGATACTATACTGGTCAAGGTCAAGTTGAAGTCGGCAATATGATGAAATTTGACAGCCAATCATACATGGAGCCGATCTGGAGCATTTGATTCATCTATGCAACGCATTGAGACATATAAGGATACGCATAAAGGACAAACGTGCGCTGTTCTATGCGGTGGACCATCACTTCCTCTGGACTTACGCAATCTACCCGAAGAAATGGACGTTCTGATTGGCGTAAATCAACACAGCCTGATTCTTCCATGCGACTACATTGTCTTCAGTGATCGTCACATGTGGCCTTTGATTGAATCTATCAAGGACTGCAAATATATTACTCATCTCAATAAGTTTGATACCAACAGAACAATTCACGCTGGCATCTGGCCGCCAATGGGGTATTCAGGTCAGCGCGCTATTTACGCAGCAGACTACATGGGCTTTGAAAAAGTGTATATTTGCGGCATGAATCAATATGACCAAAACGAAAAACGGGAGTATTGGTGGGAAGGTCCGCAGTGCAAAGAGATGCAAAAGCATACACATTGCAAAGCTGATCTTGGGAGAGTTAAAGAGTTTATTGATTCATTGAATCACCCTGAACGCATTTATTTTGTATCTGGACAACTGAAGGAGATACACCAATGAGAGTCGAACTAACCCGTGGAATCATTTGGGACAAGATTGCCCGTGAGCCAGGAACAGTGTTAGAACTCAGTGAAGTAGACGCGTTTACCTTGATTGATAAGGGGAAAGCGCGCCTATATAAGGACCCTGTTTTCAAGACTACAAATCGCTCTGTCGGTCTTGAGAACAGCGAACCAGAGCAAAAGGTAACGAAGCGCCGGAGCTACAAAAAGAAATCACTATGAAGTTTCTGACAGTTCTTCGCACTGGCGGAGAATACAATTCCGATCACGTCTACGCATTGCAGAGACAGGTTGAAAAGCATATCCCACAGGCCGAATTCTATTGTCTGACGAATGCCAACCTGTCTTGCAACATCATTCCGCTCACCGAGTCTCTTTCTGGCTGGTGGTCGAAGATGGAGCTATTCAAGATTGATGGCCCGTGTCTTTACGCGGATTTAGATACAATGATCGTAGGTAATTGCGATAACTGGCTTGAAGCGATTGCTGATCGCGAGTTTGTTTGTCTCCGTGACCCGTACAGGGGCAAAAGAGATCCGAATTCAATGGGATCTGGCATCATGTATTGGCGTGGCGACATGCAATGGGTCTTTGAAGACTATAAGAGCTGCAACATGCCCACAACGATTCCTGGCGGAGATCAGGAGTTCCTTGAGCAAGTCATAATGAACGCATCGTTTGTGCAGGATTTCACTGATACGGTTGTGTCCTACAAAGCAGATTGTCGTGATGGCGATTACAACTGGAAGGATGCGAGCATTGTGTATTTCCACGGTAAGCCTCGCCCGTGGGATCAGAGGGACATACCGTGGAGCTAAAGGTCGTTTGCTTTAAATGGACTCGCAACACAACCGGCTACATGTTGCCTGCTGTGTGCGACTATGGTCCAAAGCATGTGCGAATACTTAAAGCAATGGTTGAGCGCAATCTATCAATTCCGCATTCATTCATTTGCATTACCGATGATCCAACTGGATTAGATGACATCCAAACTATCCCACTCTGGGACAAATGCCGCAATCTTGGCGGATGTTACAACCGGCTGTATGCATTCAGCGAAGACATGCGATCACTGATTGGTGATCGATTTGTGATGATTGATCTGGATTGCGTGATTACTGGCGACATTACGCCTTTGTTTGATACCGATGACGACTTCAAGATCAATGGATATTTTTTCGGCGATTTCGATCAGTACTACAACGGCGGACTGATCTTAATGAATGCCGGTGCAAGGAAGCAAGTTTGGGATGACTTTGATCCGATTCGCTCTCCGAACCAAGTGGCGAATACCGATTATGTTATTGGCAGCGATCAGGCCTGGATTCGCATTCGTCTGGGCAAAGGCGAAAAGCGGTTCACGGAAGAGGAAGGCGTGTATAATTTCATTAGGTTAAAGAATCAACGCTTACCCGATGATGCGAAGATCGTCTTCTTTGCCGGTAAGCGCGATCCATCGACGTGCCTAGACACTGATTGGGTCAGAGAGCATTGGAGAGTATAGATGGCTTTTGTAGAAACTGCTGACGACCTGACGATCTTCTTCGCTGATGGCGACTCTGCCACGATTGACGGAGAAACTGTAAAGGGCCACTTTGAGAACGAGCACGATCCAGTGAATGCGGGTGGCATGGTTGAGTTTTCAATTCAGTCCGCCACGTTTACATGCAAGACATCGGATGTCACCGGTATTGCCGAGGGTTCGCTCATCACTATTAACGGATCAAGCTACGCAGTAACCGATTTACAGCCGGATGGAACGGGCGTAACAATGTTGATACTAGAGGCGCAGTAATGGCACACGTTAGAAAGACTATTCGTGAGTACCTTGGAACTCAGCTTACTGGACTAACCACAACTGGTTCAAACGTGTTTGAGTCTCGCGTCTATCCCATGCAGTCCGCCAAGTTGCCAGCCATCATCATCTACACGACAACAGAAAGCTCTGAGGAAGTGGCGTTTAGTTCTAAGCGTGTCCAGAATCGCGTTCTGAGTGTCGAAGTTCAGGGATTCGTCAGAGCCATTTCAAACTTTGATGATACGCTTGATCTGATCGCCAAGGAGGTTGAGGTCGCAATTCTTGATGACCCAAGTCTCGGCGGTCTGGCTATCAACACAGAACTTATAAATACCCAAGCAGATTACTCCGGCGAAGGCGAACAGCCTGTTGGTACGATTCGCTTGACCTTTGATGTACAATACCGTACAGAGACGGGGCAACCCGAAACAGCCATTTAAGGAGGCTTTACAATGGCAACACATACCGCTGCAAACGGGGTGATTAAGGTAGGCTCAAATGCCGTTGCTGAAGTCACCGGATACAACATTGAGTACATGTCAGACACAGTTGAAGATACTGTGATCGGCGATGCCGCACGTACTTACAAGCCAACGCTCAAGTCTTTCACCGCCTCTTTGGATGCGATGTGGGACGAGACTGACTCTACAGGCCAGGGCGCATTGGTTGTTGGAACCGAAGTCACATTTGCCATCTACCCCGAAGGTGACGACTCTGGTGACACGTACTACACAGGTTCTGGAATCATCACTGGCCGCACAGTTTCAACATCTGTTGGCGAAATGATCACAGCAAACTTCACGGTTCAAGGAACGGGCGACCTGACTGAAACCACTGTATAAGGTGACATATGAGTCTCTTAGATAAGCTGAAAGACGCAATCGAAGCAGATACGATTGAGATTGAAGTGCCTGCCTGGAAGGAGACATTTTATGTGTCTCCTCTCAGCGTTCAGGAGTTATCAAAGTTGCAACGCAAGTTTCCTGACTTTCTAAGCAACAACTCAGTCGAAGCTGCTGTCGAACTAATTATGATGAAGGCGATGAACAAGGATGGCGAAAAAGCATTTACGCTTGAGCACAAGCCATTCCTGCTGAAGCAACGCGCAACCATCGTAATGAAATTTTATTCTGTACTGGTCGGCACTGCCTTGGCGGAGGACCACGAAAAAAACTAAGGGACGATCCGCTTAGACTGAGTTTGTTTCGGCTAGCGGGTCATCTTGGAAAAACAGTACAGGAACTTGAGCGTATCCCATACACTGAACTGCTAGAATGGGTTGCATTCTTTAAGATCGAGGCAGAGCAATATGGCAGCAGCAACTCAGAAAATAATCATCCACGCGGACGATAAAACTGGTTCTGCTATTGCATCTGCCGTTCGCAACTCTAAGAAGCTAGATAAGCAAATTCAGCGTACCGGCGAAAAGATGCGGACTGCCACTCGGCAGTCTCGCGCTCATCTCGGTCAGCTTGGCCATCAGGTGCAGGACGTTGCGGTTCAGTTCCAGATGGGCATGAACCCGCTGATGATCTTAGGTCAGCAGGGTTCTCAGGTTGCATCGATCTTCGGAACCAAGGGCGCACTTTTCGGCGGCATCTTAGCCGTATCTGCTTTGCTCGTTCAGCAGTTAGTTCCAAGTCTTGGCGAGACTAATCGAGAACTTAAAGACCTTCTTGACATTGCTGACAGAGCTGGCAAGAAGCTCGCAGAGATTGCTCCAAGAAGAGTATCTAAAGAACAGCAGGAGTTCGCTGATGCTTTGGAAGAAGCGAAAGCAAATCTCCAGGCCGAAATCGAAGAGCTAGAAAGACTCAAGGTTGCACAAAAGACCGCTACAGCGACTGCGGCGGCTATGCCAGAGACTTTATTAAGTATTGGTGCGGCTAACGAAAATGCCGCCGCGACTTCTGCTCAATTCGCGACTGCGATGGAGATTCAGAAGGATAAGATTGAGGCTGCAAAGAACGCAGTTCTGGAAGCCACTCAAGCACTGGAAGAATTCAGGGAACAAGTTGGCTTAACGGATGAAGCGGCTTCCGGCATGAGGGTAGAGCTTCCGACTCCTCCAACTGTTCAAGAGTTTACGCCAGAGGATGACCCCCTTGAAGGACTGAAGCGTAGAGCTGACGCTCTGAAGCGTTCGCTTGATCCGATGAAGGAGTACCAGGCTGAACTGCAAGAGCTTCAGGCAATGGAAGCGAACAACCTGATTACAACGGCGGAGTTTACTCAGGCTGTTAAAGAATTGCGTGAGCAGTTCGTTGAGACGGGTGATGAAGCAGAAAGGTTCGGTCTGACCCTTGATGATGCGAAACGAACAGGTATTGATTCATTAGAAGATGGCCTTGTTGGTCTGATCGAAGGCACGAAGTCGGTCAAGGAAGCGTTCAGCGACATGGCGCGCAGTGTTATCTCAGATTTAATTCGTATGCAGATTCAACAGTCGGTTACGAATCCA